TTATTGTCGAAGCAACGACGTTATCCCCGACTACATTACCATTCAAAGTAATTACATTCACGTTATCCCCAGAGACATTACCATAAAGTGTAATCGCACTCACATTATCACCTACGACATTACCATTCAAAGTAATTACATTCACATTATCCCCGACAACATTACTGTTTGTTGTTATCGCATTTATTGTCGAAGCAACGACGTTATCCCCGACTACATTACCATTCAAAGTAATTGCATTCACATTATCCCCAGAGACATTACCATAAAGTGTAATCGCACTCACATTATCCCCGACAACATTACTGTTTGTTGTTATCGCATTTATTGTCGAAGCAACGACGTTATCCCCAACCACATTACCATTCAAAGTAATCACATCTACATTATCCCCGACCACATTACCATTCAAAGTAATTACATTCACATTATCACCTACGACATTACCATTCAAAGTAATCACATCTACATTATTACCAATAACGTTACCATTCAAAGTAATCACATCTACATTATTACCAACAACGTTACCTGTTAGAGTAATCACATCTACATTATTACCAATAACGTTACCATTCAAAGTAATCACATCTACATTATTACCAACAACGTTACCGTTTAGTGTAATGGCTGTTAATTCACCCGATGTGAGCGTTATGTTGTTTTGTGCTATTACGTTACCGTAGACGTGTAAATCTATGACGTTTGCGGAATCGGGTGTGATTTCGGTATCTAAAGAACTGTTTAGCGTGTAGCCGATCATTATTTCTTTTTCGTCGCCTCTAAAAGTTACCGTTGGATTCGCGTTACTACCGGGTTGTTTCATGATAATACCAATATCTGTAGTTGCTAATTCGTTATTGTTAGCGAGACTTATAACGGCATCTTCAATTGTTGTGTTTATAGTATCTATAGTTGTTGTCGTACCTTCGACGAGGAGGTTTCCTTTTATGCGAGCATCTTTTTTTACCGTAATATAGTCTGTTTTCGTATAATTCGATACATTTACATTCCCCATAACTTCAATGACGTTTGACCCTAACGTATCTATAGTAACATTCGATCCAACCAAGGCTTTTCTCGAGGTAAATGTATTCCCCGTAACTTCAACGACGTTTGACCCTAACGTATCTATAGTAACATTTGACCCAATTAACGCTTTTCTCGATGTGAATGTATTACCGGTCACAACTAATATATTTGAACCTATATCGTCTACGAACAAATTTGAACCAACGTCTAACGTGTGTACAGGCAAAGCGTTTGCTATACCAACATTACTCACCGTGATTAAAGATGTACCACTTTTATTAAATTCAACTGTTTTAGAAGCGGCTGTATTACCTTGTAAAATGATATTGTCTAGAGTCAAGTTTGATAAAAAGTAACTATCACCGTGGTAAAATCCCGCACTTACGTTACCCGTGGTACTAAATGCGTTTATGGAATCAGTTGGGTGTTGTAAAAACGTACTCGAACCTAAACTTAACCCCGTTATAGTTGGATTGTTATTAGCAAGACCAATATGGTCTAATGTAATCGAATCTGTATCTATTCTACCCGAAACCTGAATTTTATTATCTGCATTAGAATCTATTAAAACGGAAGGACCCACACGTACTTCACCATCTTTGGTTACATGAAATTGTGAACCTATATCAAGTGCGTGTGTAGGGCTCGTATTTTGTATACCGACATTACCAGTTGTTACAAAAGAAGTCGTATCATTTATAAAACGAACCGTATTTGATGTAACGTTATCATTATTCGTCGCGTATTGTAAATTAATCGTGAAAAGTTCAACCGCGAGTACATTCGAATCTATAATTTCCTTAGTTTCTGTGTTATACGTCAATATGGTTATATCACTAGATGTTATATCATCTTCTTGACGAAGTGGTGTCATGTAAATACTCCCTGGACTTGATGTATCTATAGCAACATTAGAGGCATTGAACACAATCGTATTTTCACCCTGGTCATCTGTAGAATATTTACCAAACCGGATTTTGGTAGACCGCTCGAGGGTCGGTATGTTTTTAACCATTTAATATAGGTGCGCATTTTAATTTGCGTAAATGAGACCGGCCATACCATTTTCGATACGAAGTATATTATAGTTTACTGCATATATTGGGTCTGAAATGACCATGGATTGACTCACGACCTTTGCTGAATCTAAACGACTAAAATTGAGTGTTCCTGTCGGCTGGAGTGAACTTGTTGATAAACAAAAACAGTATAAGAAGAAATCTGGTGATGTGACGAAATTTGTATGGTAATAGTTCATAACATCTATGAAATGTGGTTTCGCCCATTTAAAATTACCAATATCTAACCCGTTTATTTCGATTTTAATTTTATTTGTTGTAGACGTTAAAGCACCTTCAGTTGTTGTATCTGAAGATGCAATATACTTAACTGGGTGGTTAAACGTCAGTTCTTGAACAAGTTCATTGGATGGAATACTTTTTTGAACCTGTGTAATAATTAAATCGTGGTTACGGGAAACGAGATTACCGCGTTCTTCATTGTCTAAATAATAATAGTTTGAATAACATTCAAAGTTATAGTTACCTGCATCCGGGCCCCAGTGTATACGTAATTCGACGTTATGGTACTGTAAAGCGATTATGGGTAAAGCACATTGTGGACCTTCACAGAAGAAGAATCTAAATGGGTAAAAATACGAACGCGCGCTTACACCTGGGTGTGTACCTATAGCACTTTTTGAGACGTTCGTTGCAAATGTATCAATAGCTATTTTTTCGGTAAATATGGCGTCTTGTGTATCTATGACCTGACCACCAATAAGAAGTTCAACTTTATCGATAAGTGTATCCCAGCGTTGAATATCGAGTGCTTGTGCGTTATTATCTATAGTAAGGTACGTATACCCTAATAAATCCCCTGTTCGGTCAAACCGAATAGATGACATGGAATTACCTTTCACAGACCCTTGTATTGTCTGTTTTTCTACGGACTGTGAAAAGTTAGAATGCCTTTTAAACGTTGATGTAAAAAAAGAAATTTCTGGTTCGCCCATAATGTGTTCATCTTGAGCACCTATGGCGATGAGTTGAACAATACCAGAAGACATTTATAATAAGAAAAGGTTAAAAATATGCGCTATTTACCACTCTCCTGGAATGGTAAATTTTTTTGTTTACATACGAATCTAAAAATAAAAAAGTTATCATCTGTACCCTGTATAGTATTACCATCTTGGTTAAATAATGTAAATGTTAATCGGTCTATTTTTCGTATAGGTGTTGAATATTGTTGAACGACTGGGTAGTTATCTTTGAAAATAATTTGCGATACTGTGCCACCACCACTTATCAAACTTCCAAATGAATTGTTTACTTTAGATATAACTTCCTGATTTTCATACCCATAAATATTTGATGTTCTTTGTGAATAATTCGTATCGAGTTCGTTCACAGAAATATAACAAACGTTAGAATTTGTAGTTGTAATTTGTGCAGCTACAAGTCTCGCCTGAACAATATTTTCTAGTGTTTGTTGAAGATGAACAGTAAACGTATTCTTACTTAACTGACCTATAGTATCAACTGTAATCGTATGATACTCGTGTTCGAAATCAGGTAAAGATGACTGACTAGTCACTAAAGCCATTTATATATACCGGAGATTTTACTTCATCTTATAACCCGCTTGTTCCTGGACGAGTTTTTGGCCGTTGCATACACCACCAACACTATTCGAATAGTAAGCGGTTTTCAAACATTCTTCCGATGATGGAATGTCAAACAACGAACCCGTGTTTACAGCTTCGATTTCAATTTCTTTGCCCTGGTATCCACTGGTACGAAACATCGTGAGGACACACAAAAGGAGTACGACTATAAGCATAGCTCGAAGAGTATTTTTGTTAGTGGAGTTAAGTTTCATTTATATTGAAACAACATTTTTTATAAAGTGCGTTAAAGAGAATAGAATAGTTTCAATATAAAGAGTAATGGACGGAGAGATTATTCTTGATCGTAGAGATACAAATATCATGAAACTTGATGATAACGAACAGGCTTTGATGAATGAAATAGAGATTGAAGTTCCTAGATCTCAGCCTGTGAAAAAACAAATTACGCGTATGAAGACGCAGTTTACGCCACCTCAACCACAGGTGTTTCAGGAAGACATGGATTCATTTGTTAATCCAAACAAACAAACACCCCAGTCGGCACCGGCTATTCAGGAAGAACCAGTCGACTATGGTGAATACGAAGATGACGAACCTGAGATGGACTACGGGGGAGGAGGTGGTGGGTATGCCATGGAGGAAGAAGAAAAACCATCCCCTGGTTTTAAAACAATAGACGAAGAGAAAGCCGATTTAGTTAATAAACTCGGACGTTTGGAAAAAAAGGGGTTTACTGTAAACAAGCGTTTGAATGTTTATTCCCCTATAGATGAACTTAGAAACGAAGTTAAGCGAATTACATATAGTATAGATGTCGATAAATCAATTAAGTTTTCGAGACGTATGCTTATCGCGTGTACGACAGGTCTTGAATTTTTAAATAAGAAGTATAACCCATTTGAGATTCAACTCGATGGATGGTCTGAAAATGTTATGGAAAACGTCGACGATTACGATGAGGTTTTCGAGGAGTTATACGTGAAGTATAGAACAAAAATGCACGTTGCTCCAGAAATCAAACTTATTATGATGCTTGGTGGTTCGGCGATGATGTTCCATTTAACGAATAGTATGTTTAAATCCGTCATGCCAAACATGAATGACGTGATTAAACAAAATCCGGGACTCGTTCAGAACATGATGACCGCGGTTCAGAATACGGTTCCAAAATCTCAGCAACAACAAACACCTGAAACCGGTGAACGACGCGAAATGCAGGGACCCGGTTTCGACATTTCGAGTCTTATGGGTAACATTATGATGCCACCAACACCACCTATGAATACGACGAGTATTGCACCACAGGAACCACCTAGTGTAGATGATGACGATGACGACGACGTTTCGGATATAGCTGAAGCTCCAACGGAAGAAGGTGAAGGTGAAGACGGCGACGTTCGTGAAGTGAAAGTTTCTCAGACCAAGGGTAAACGCGGGCGAAAGAAAAAGTCGGTCGAAATTAATTTGTAAAATATAGTATAAATGATAGGTTATTGTCCCTTAGACGAAGATCCTATTGAAAGACCGAGGCCTTCACAACAGGTACCAGTCCCAGTCCCAGTCCAGGAGAATCGTAAAAATTCTACTGGCGAGGAGGATACCGAGTGTAATTATGTCGTGTTGTTTTTCATTGCGGGTGTTATTGCCCTAGCGATCATGGACTCATTTCCACGAAAGTAAAGTAAAAACTTTCTACCATTCTGACCTTTTCCAGAATGGTAAATTAGTTTAACCACAGTGATATGTACACCCTACAAAAGCTGCCTTGTATACATGATTCACTTCATCCGTCTCCATGCCATTAGCATCGAGGTATCGGATTTTATAGGCTTTCTCTGTTTCTGTGGGATGGTCTTCCCATATAAAAATACCATTTTCATCAATTGAATTAATCATTTCTTCTCTCGATTCGTGTATCCAAACATAATTTTCTATTTCATAGATTAATGGATCTTCTATAGTTTTTTCTTCATAAATTAATTGGTAATATTTATCATTACCATCAGCGTTTGTTTTTATTCTCCTTTGTGTATCCGGTAATACATTGTATTCTTCTTGTGATATTACCTTTATTTTGTATTTTATCCAGTATTCTACATTTCCCAGTTCCTTTTTAATTTGTTTCACTGGTTGAATTTTTGGATTAAAATCGCAATCCATCGTTATTTTAGCAACCGTATAGTTAGCGAGGAACTCAGAGTCCTGCTTCTGACCATAGCCAACTATATTGGATGTCGTGATATAATCCCCTGATTCGAGGGAACCATTGATATTGGTCACCCAAATGGCACCTTCACCTACGGAGTTGATAAAAGTACGCGTATCACCTCTTTCTTTAGGAATAGGGATCGTTATGGTACCATATGTATCTTCGCGTGATTCTGGGTCTTCACCACTAGATATTACACCAAAGCACGATTTATCGTAGGCAACATTGCTGAGACGAACATCTGGTAAAGATTCATTTATTTGAATCGCACGATTTCCTTTATATGTGGCAAAACTCGCACTCGTGTATGTATTCTTATTTGCACATACGATGAGACCAATATAGTCATTAATATTTTCGGTCCAAACATTTTCTACAAAAGATCTATGCTGTCCAGTGAAGTCATCCAATACAA